TTTATTTACTTAATTGCTGCAATTACAATAGTAATTCCGTCTTTTTCCCAGAATATCGTTCTTCATGCTCCTGACCATTTCGACGGTCCTGTGAGAGATGGAATACGAATGTTTCCGGATAGCCTGGTTTACGACTCTCATGCCGAAGAAATTCATATTCCCGACATAATGACAATCGGAAGATTAGGAAACCCTTAACCCAAATCTGATTTTCAGTGAGTTACACAATTAGTATGTGATTTTGTAGAATTATTGTAGAATTTCTGTATTTCATCATTCATTACTACGTTCATTTCGCCCACAAAGGTAATATAATTTTTTGGGAAACGAGCAAGAAAAAGTGCCGACTTCTCAGCCGACACTTCCCAACTTAATAAAAACAATCTTTAACCTTATGAAAGAACCTACTTTAATTCTATGTATTCGGTATAAGTGATTTTCGTGTGCGGATTGGTGCTTGTTATTTCCTGTCGTATGGCTTTTGTACCCCAACGGAAAAACAGGAACTTCTTAGGCACACGGTGGACTATCTGAATGAGCGTGTCCTGTGATACCACATTGAGCGACACATCACGCCCTTTGAGTTCACCAAGTATATTTACCCACGCATCATGCCAGCTGAAAGCCTTGAGGGTATCAACCGCACCATTACGGTACACTATACTGTCACGGACTTGTGTAATCACCTTAACCTCTGTTTCGGTTGCAGTGGTCATTGCAGATTGCAACCGCTTAACCTTTACACCCAATTCATCGGCTGTCCGGCAAACTCGCTTGTAGTTGTCTTTCAACTCTGAATAGGAAAGCTCCAACTTTTGAACACTCGCTGCTGACTTGCCAGCCTCTGTTTTATAATAGGTGGCTTTCTGCATCAATGCCGTTTGGTTGGCTGTCAGTCTGTCGTTGTCGGCTCGTAACGCCTTATTGTGGAGATACAGAGCGGAACAAAGACAGACCAATACAACCATTGAGATTATACCCCACCTTTTCATTTCATACCATTTATGTAGTCAATGATACCCTCAACGTGGAGTGTGGTTATTGCAGTCTTGCCCTCTTCCGAAAGCAAGAAGTCCACATCTTCCTTGTTATCTTGGAATAGGTTTTCCGTCAGAACTGCGGGGCAAAGCGTATCACGGCAAATGGCAAGGTTTTGTGTGATGTACTTTTCGTTAGGCACAGCACGGTTGCCTTTCAAGCCAAGCTCAATAGCCTTATTCCACAGACAGGCAGCAAGGCGTTTGCTGTTGGCGGAGGCGTTAAGTCCGACATGAGCGGTAAAACCTCTTGCACTGTACCATTTGCCATTACTGCCCACGGCATTGTTGTGAATACTCACCACAAGGACATTCTTAGAACCCACCATGCGGCATATATCGTTCACTCGCTTGCAACGAATGGAAAGCGAAATGTCAAAATCTTCTGGCACTATGCGCTCAACATCGTAGCCTTTACACTTGAGGCATTTCTCCACACGCTTTGCAATCTCCCTTGCATAGGCGTATTCATGCAAACGACCATCGGGCGATTGCTTGCCCGTGGTGTTCACCCCATGCCCGTTGTCGATTAAAATTTTAACCATAATATATAATCTACTTAAAATGTTGTATTATCTTGCATATAATTTTACGCACAAATTGTATTTATGCGTTCAGCCGTTGGTAGAAGTCGGTTTTGATGTTGTCGTATGCGAGCTTTACGTTAGTATAGGCGCGGGCATTGTTTGCACCGTCCTCATTGTAAATCTCACCCTCCACCACCTTTGCCACATCCTCAACCCAATCATCACTACAATATTCAGATATTGCCTTACCTCTGTATGTGAAAGGGTCAAAACGGCTGTTACGGTCATTGTGGATAACTTGAAGTGACTTGCGTATCTTTATGGCTGTCGCTTCATGGTCTATGATGTGGTTTTCCTCACGCACACGCTTTATAAGCCTACATACTTGCTCAATGGATAGGTCAAAGGCAAAGCCAGTGAGGTTGCGTATTCTCAACTGTGTTTCTGTACGCAACCCCTCGGAAATGTCCTGTAACATATCATTCTGTGCGTTTGTGGTCTTGGCAAGCTCTTGGAGGCTCTCCTTGTTGTCTTGCATCATTTGGTTTATGATAGCTTTGAACCACTTGAATATTGCCACCATCATTGCAGCCGACAACAGCAAGAAGAAAGCAGCCGTAACCGCCATCATACCGAAATCGCTTATTCCATGCGCAACGGTTGTTACATCTGTCGTGTTCATCGGCTTCTTCTGTTCTTGGTACGTTTGTAAAACTCAAAGTTCTCCCTATCTTCCTTGGTTATCTCGCTTTTAGGCGAGAATACACGAAAACCGTACATATTGCCATAACTCACTACCTTAATAATAGCACGGAATGGATAGTGTCGCTTTGGATTGCAAAACACCTCTTTCAGTTTCTTGCTGTCCGTGAAGAAAGCAGACCTATTGTAACCCTCTCCATAAGCCACAAGTGTACGGTCGCCATTTTCGGTTGCTCTGTTCTGCCAACCCGTGAACACCATTATCTGATTGACAACCGCATCCACAGATGTAAACTCGCAGTCGAAAAGGTCGCTGTTTTCGTTGGGGTCTTCAATGAAATCTTCTATCTCGTTCATAAGTCCATTGGAATGTTGAGGGTTTCACAATCGCTGTCTATCATCGTGCGGATTGCAAGACGGTCTTTCAAGAAATCCTCATAGGGTTTCTTGAAAGAGTCATCCATCAAGCCAAGTGTGGCACTCTGATACTCGTTCACCAACTTGCTCTCGGTCTTAGCCGGGTACTTTGCAGTGATTAACGTACTAAAGATGTTATCGGCTGTCTTGGGATATTCCACACGGAGGCTGTCGTACTGCCACATCTTGCCTGTCGGAGTTTCCCCCTCCTTGGCTATGTGCGTACTGCCCATTTCGTCTGCCACTACATCCACTTCTTTTATGTTGTGGTTGTAGAGAAATGTTCCCTGTCCGTTGTTGTAAGGGTCTATCACTTGCGGACGCTGTTCTGACAAAAGACCCATTGATAAAATGCTTGTGTCCATAGTTCGTAATTTTATTAAAGACATTCTTTTTGTGTACCTCGCTACATCTGCTTATCCAACCATATTCAGATGAAAAGAGGTGCTTTATATCACTCTCATCTTTAATAGGACATTTCTTAGCGATAATGGATGCCTTGCGGTAGAACTTCAACAATATGCTTTTTCTAAGCAATACGTTGTAGTGGTTCTGCAAAAAGCCGACATAATCAATGCCTCTATCATCAACGGGGAAAATCTGCCAGTTCGCCTTGTACTCCACTTTCAGCTCGGCAGCGAGATACAAGCCTGTCATGTCAAGGACATAGTGCAGTGCTTCCTTGCTCTCGCACAGGAAAACCATATCATCCATGTAGCGGAAATAATACAGTTTCACTCCAAATCTGCGTAGGATGTAAGGTGCCAGAACTTCCTTAACCCAATGGTCAAAGAAAGCCAGATACAAGTTGGCTAAGTATTGGCTTGTGTAGTTCCCTATCGGCAACCCCTTGTCTTTACCGTTACTGTCAATTATCTTATCTAACAGGCGCAACATCTGAATATCCGCTATTGTGTACCTTATCACAATCTTCAATGCGGCATGGTCAATGTTGTCATAGAACTTGCGGATGTCCGTTTTCAGACAAAAGCGTGTTCCTTTCTTATCACGCATAAGCGCACTGCGTACATCAAGCATACACTTATGTACACCACGCCCTTTGATGCAAGCGTAGGTGTTTTCAATGAATAGATGCGTCCAATGCTCGCCTAACACATTTATCACGCAATGGTGAATGATGCGGTCGGGAAAGAATGGCGCAATCATCAAGACACGTTCCTTGGGGTCATGTATCTTTCTTTCCTTATACTTGCCGGGTACATACGTTTCATACGCCAACATCTCATACAATTCATCAAGCCTTTCGCAAATATGCTCGTTGAAATCGCTAATCTCACTGCGTTCACCTTTGCCATGCTGTGCATTGTATTGAGCCAGACACAAGTTTTCGTTTGTGTAGAGCAAGTGATATACGTTCTTCAACTTCTTGCTTGGAGAACAAGCCAGCTTGCCTGTATCGCCAATGTAAAGACCGCAATCCTCAAAGTCGGAGTATTGATACAAATATGTATTTGCGTTCATCTACTATATGTGCCGTTAGTCTAATACAGAGCTTTCAATTTTCTTACTCGCACCGTGTTAATCACTATTTTTCTACCAAGAGGTAAAGTGTCGGCAGCTTCAGTATCTTATTTCTCAATTGAAACCAAACGGTAAAAGCGGAAGCCACTGTTCGCATTCGAGTTCGAGGAACGATTATTCGCATTCAGATAACCGAAACCCGCATTCGCACCATTATTCGCATTAGCAGACAGGAGGCAACACCAAACTACCGACACTTAAAATATTTTGTTTTAATATTTCCTGTTTATTCTCTCACTCACTTTGCCCCGATTTTCGTTGCGCCGTGAACCGTTTTTGCAGTCTGTCAAAAACGGCACAAGCGGAAGCCACTGTGCGCATCCGAGTACGAGGAACGATAAGTCGCAAACAGATAACCGAAACCCGCAGTCGCACCAGACTTCGCATTAGCAGACAGGAGGCAACACCACCATCCACTTGCTGTTCTGCCCGGATGCCAATAGTAATCACAAGCACCTTGATTGCTGCTACCACCTATTGCATCGGGGAAACAGATACCATTCGTTGATATGGCGAAGTGTAGGATATAGCCACTATCACGGGGCAAATCACACATTTCTTCATATCCATCGGGAACGGTTGTTGCGTTGTCTGAATGTGAGGTGAACTTTGTAGGGTCTTGGCACAGGTAAGCGATACTACGACCGCCCTCTGTATCGGGGATATGCCGTATCAGCACATCATCAGCCAACAGCCAAAGGTACTCAAAGGGTGCTTCAAGTCCACGGTAAGATGTTACATACACGGTCTTGTCGCCACCCGTCCAACCTTTGATAACATAAGGTATGCGACCTGTATTGTTTCCGAGGATTGCAGTAACACCACAAGGCACAAATGGATTGTAACCGCCCCATGTATTCCACTGTGAACCATCAACAGCGGGACCACTACCCAAACCGCCCTGTCTGAACCCGTCAGCAGTCAGTGTTTCGTTGTATGTGTCTTGGCAGTGCAAGGATGCGTATTCTATGCGTTGTAACCATGCTATTTCTGTATATACACGATATACGCCAAGGTGAGTGCCATTCTTGCACAAAGGACGTGCGCCAGCCTTGCTGATAGAAGTTCTTGGCATACCAAGCATAGAATGGTATGTGCCATCCCAAGCCGAATTTGAGCCGTTGCCACCACGGAAACGGGCGGCATTGTCCGCCAACTTCAATATACCCTCATCATCACGCAAAAGTTCATCGCCATTCCATTGCAACCAACAGCCAGACACGGCAATGTTATTGTCACGGTCAATGGTAGCGCACCAAGGCGAGCAAGTTTTGCGTGTCATTTCCACAAAGCCGGGCAAAGGATATTCTGAAATGCCATACACCCACTTTGTACCCTCGAACTCAACACGCAAATAGTATTTGGGTTTCTCCAACATCACGTTCCCATCCGTGCTGTCAATGGTAGCCTTTGCGCCCGAATCCTTTTTACGGCTGTCGTTTTGGTGCAAGTAGTATTTTACAGAGCCGTCCGTGTTTTCCACGAAACGCCTCAACTTCTTCTGTATGGGTAACGTGCGGTGCAAGTCAAGATTTCCAACTCTTGTGAGCTTGTAATCCTTGCTTGTCAAGTCGCCTTGCACACCGTACCACATATCGTAAGGATATTGTGGCTTTGTAGAGCCACTGCCTAAAATCAGTCCCATGCGCTTATACAATTTTATTTGGTTGTTCACTCGCTCCCCAATATACATCAAACTTGCCCAAGTCAATAGCGTTTGGGGAAATGTACGCTATCATTGCGGGCGTCCAATCACCAACAGGCACGGGGAATGGACTTGCCCCCTTATCGCCTATCAGTCGGCAATCAAGCAGTGTGTCGCTCAACATCGTGTTTTCCTTGCTACGGACATACACGGAGAACGGCACACCACCTTTCAATGCAAAGCCTTTCGACAGGTCGGTTATGCTGCCTTTGGCTATAATTCTGACATCTTCCATAATTTACCAAGTAAATGTTACTGCAAAGGTAGTAAAAATGTGTTTAACAAACACATTTTAAGATAACAATCAGCAATACTTGTAGCATTTGCCCCACGATACCGCCTAATATGGTTGCCAATATATCCAACCAATCCCATTTACCACCATAAGCTCTGTCCTTGAACTCCATGCCACAAGCCAATCCACCCACGAACAAAATCGTGAGTAGAAAGGCACACGGTATGGCATAGAGAAAGTGCTTTTGTCTGTTGCTTTCTGTAATCCAACTCATAATGCCATTAAATTTGTTAAGTTCGTTTCAAGCGCATTGATTTGCGCTCGTTTCTCATTTCTATCTTCGTGTAATGCCTTAATGTCATAAGGCAGTTCTTCACCGACAAGGGAGGCTTCGTAACACTTGATAACTTGATAATCTGTTTCTGACAATTCAGCCTTGATTGCGTCAATCTCGCCCTGTATCTTTGTCGTATTTACTACCTTTTCATACTTGAATGAGATACGGTTTCCATTGTCATAAGGCACTAAACGAATGGTGTAATCCTCATCATCAGAAATAGTTTTGCTTTCGTCTATTTCATCAACAGGCTTCCATTCAGAAGAAAGATTTTGCGCCTGTCCTTGCTCAACATCCCTCGCTCTTAGAAAACCATTCTCCATATATCCATACATTGCCATAGTCTTATTATTTTAGAATTTCCACTTTGATACTATCCAAGCCTCTTTTTTCACGTCATTAACATAGCCAATAGTGAAA